TCGGCAACCACCCCTTCCAGGAAGTGCGCCGCCCGCCCATCGAGGTATGGGTAGTCTGCAAATCGTGGTCGCAGTCCATCGCCGTTCAGTCGAAGCTATGGCACCTGGTCCCGAAAGACTCGGTCACCGACGACACCGCGTTCAGCCCGAAGAACGGCTTCAAGGGAGTCCAACGCGCGATCGTCTTCCGCAACGGTTCGATCCTGCGAGTCAAGACGGTGGGTCAAGATACGCTCGACCTGGCGTCGGCGACCATCCACTACATCTGGATCGATGAGCCGCTAGGCGATGCCGAGACGTTCAGCGAACTCCAGATGCGACTACGCCGCACCGCGGGCAGCATCGGGATCACGATGACGCCAGCGACCACCGGCGACCTGGCATGGCTCCGCGAGCTGGTCGAGGGCGGCAAGGCGACGGACCTGCACTACAGGATGGAGGCTGCCAACTTCGTTCCCGTTGGCTCCCACCGCCCGCTGCTAGATGAGGCCGGAACGCCGATGGATCAAGCGTGGTGCGCCGACCAGATAGAGTCCACGCTGGGCTGGGCACGCCCGGTGCGCTGTCATGGCGAGTGGGAGTACGGGCGGATCAACGCTATCTTTGAGAACTTCCACCCGTTGACCCATGTGGTTCCCGGCTTGACCTCCTCAGACGTGCGCCCCCGTGGCGAGCTCAAGCTATCCATCGGCGTCGACTACGGCGAGGAGCGGTTGCGAACCGCGGCCGTGCTGATCGGCGTCGACGACTCAGACCCGGAGATGATCCGCGTGTACGTCCTCGGCGAGTACGCCCCCGACTCGGCGACGACGATCGACATGGACGCCGCCGCTATCCTGGAGATGGTCGCTGCCCACGGGCTCCGCTGGTCGGACCTGGACCACTGCTACGGTGACAAGCGACTCCAGGACGCCCGGGGGCGCATCACACGCAAGTCGAACGGGATGCTCACCAGGGCGCTTGAGAAGGCGATGCGGAAGCGGTCGGGCATCGTCCCTCGGTTCAAGGGCGCGAAGCGCGGCATCGGGCGCGGGGCCGGCTCCGTGTGGATGGGCGTCAAGTGGATCAACGACCGGATGATTACCCCCGGTTGTTACTTCAACGACGCCGGCACGCCGCGCTTGATCGAGTGCCTCCAGAAGTGGCAGGGTGGCACCGCTGAGGAGTGGAAGGATCAGATCGACGCGCTGCGCTACGCCCTGCGACCGTGGATCTTCCCGATGGTCAGGCGCCCGATCCACACGGTGCAGTTTGGCTAGCCTCTCGGTTCTTGCTAGGATACGGGGTCCCGTGACAGACTAGGCGCGCACGCGGAGGAACGATGTCGGCACCGACGGAAACCATCCCGCTTCCCCCCTCGCCCGCCGATCAGTACGAAGCGCAGCGGTGGGAGCAAACCCGACTTCGTCGTCGGATGCTTGACGGGACGTGGCGCGAAGACCTCAAGGCCCGAATCATCGAGCAAGTCGGTTCCGAGCGGGCGCAGGCGTGGCGGTCCCTAGATATGTCGTCGATGCCGGTGGCGACCATCGCCCGCACGCTGGCCGTCCTCTACAACCGCCCTCCCCACGTCCGGCACGACGCCGGCAAGGAGGAGATCCAAGGGCTGTCCGATGCGGTGCTGACCGCTGGCCTGTGGTCTCTGATGCCCCGCTTTCAGGCGTGGGTTTTCGGTTGCCGCGAGTACCTGATGCGGGCGAACGTATCCCCCGATGGCTCGCTGTACTACCGCCCCGTTGCCCCCGACTTCGTCCTCGCCAACTCGCACCCCGACGACCCGTCAACGCCGATCGCCATCCGCGAGGCGCGACTACGCATCCACCCGCAGACCCACCGCCCCGCGTGGACCTTCGACGTTCTCGAGCCGCAGCGTGGGATCTTCGGCGTGTACGAAGCCAAGGAAGGCGGGCGGCTGGGCGCTGACCTGTCCGCAGCCTTCCTCGTCGACCCCGGGACCGGTGAGCCGTTGCAGGGTTGGCCGCAGGCGTACACCGACAGCGCGGGCAATCCCGTGCTGCCCTACGTCCTCTACCACGCCAGCCGCACCGGCGATCGGCTATGGGACTACATGGCGATGCGCGAGGCGTTCGAGGGATCGCTCAACCTCGCGGTGGGCAACTCGCATCACCTGCACCTGATGAAAGATGCCAGCTGGCCGCAGCGGTACAGCGTCAATGCCCGCCCCGTTGGCGGTGCCCCGGTGGACTCCGACTCGCAGGCCAGCCGACACCAGACCGTGACCGACGCCGCGACGTTGCTTCTCATGGAGACCGAGAGCGACGAGCAGCAGAACATCACCGTTGGCCAGTGGGCTGCCGGGTCAGACGTGGAGGGCTTCTGGCGCACGCTGGAATCCCGCGCGACCCAGCTAGCCCAGGACGCCGGAGTCCCAGCGGGCGACGTCCAGCGCATGGGCGGCACCGCCCGCAGCGGCTACGCGATCGCCATGAGCAACGAAGGCAAGCGCGAAGCCCAGAAGCAGTTTGCCCCGCAGTTCGCACGCGCCGACGCCGAGCTGGTAGCCCTGTCCGCGATCCTCCTGAACCGGACCACCGGCACGAACTACCCGGAGAGCGGGTACGAAATCGTCTACCAGGAGATCCCGCTATCCCCGCAGGAACTTGAGGCGCGACGGACCCACGCGATCGAACTCCTAGACCGCGGGCTGATGTCGGACGCGATGGCTTACGCATACATCCACAACGTAAGCGAGAGCCAGGCCGTTGACGACCTCGCCCGCATCGCGGAAACTCGCGTGAGGTCGGCCAACCCGATCACCCCCTAGCCCCGGAGGACACACCATGGGCTTCAGCTGTCCGCATTGCGCGCAAGACATCGGCGAGGCAATCCCAAAGGAACGCTTCGACGAGGTGAACGAAAAGCGGAAGACCGCCGAGACCGCGGCGACTCAGGCCGCCGCCGCGCTGGAGGAGGCACGCAAGGGCGCCGTTGACATCGACGCCGTCCGCGCCGAACTCGACCTCGCCCGCGAGGAGTTGACCGCAGCGACCACGGGACACGAGGCGTACAAGCAGATTACCAGCGCCGGGATCGCCGCTGAGGTCGTCGACGGCTTTCTCGACAGCTACGGCAAACTGGGCGACGGGCGCCCCGCGACGATCGGCGAGTGGGTTACCGGGATGCGATCCGGCGCCATCGAGCCGCCCGCTCTCCTCGCTCCCCACGTCAAGGCAGCCGCCCCCGCGGCACAGGTACCACCCGCCGCCCCTGCGGCCCCACCGGCTGCGCCCGCCGTCGTACCGCCCGCAACGCCGCCCGCGGCGAACGCTGGCACGCAGCCGCACCCGCACGCCCCCGACCCCTACGACGCCGCAGCGATTACCAGGATGACCCCGACGGAGTACGCAGCCTACAAGGTGCAGCGGGACGGCCCCACGTCCTAACGCTTGCGCGTGTCCGCGGAATCGGTCTAGACTAAGGCGCTTGCCTCGGGTCGCACCCGGAACAGCGTTAGGGCAGCGAAACCCTAACCTTCGTTCCGGGAGTTCACACCATGCCCCACGATGCCAATGCCATCAATCTCGCGACTCTCGCCGCCGCCGGTGATATTCGCCTCGCCGCCCAGCTTCACCAGGAGATCAACCTCCTCACCGCCGATCGCGGATCCGGCATCCTCGACCATCCCGCGATCATGTACCTCGGCGACTTCGCGGGTAAGGGCGCCAACGTGTTCGAGCTGCCCTTGTCCGGGCTCGACGGATACAACCGGATGGCGGCCGTCGCCGAGAACGCCGACGCCAGCGTCACCGCGCTGACCAACGCCTCGCCGCAGCTGACCATCGCCCGCCAGGCCCTCTACCGCCAGGTGACCGGCATGGCCGCGTTGACCGCGAGCCTGAACGGCGACCCGTCGGAGCTGTCCCGGCTGGCCCAGGACATGGTCGGCGCCGCCCGGATGCGACTGGTCGAGATGTTTGCCGGTATCGTGGACGACTTCTCCAGCACCGTCGGAACCACCACCGTCGACATGAGCGTCGACGACTTCTTCGACGCGCAGTACACGCTGACCCAGGCCAGCATCGCCGGCCCCTACGCCTCCATGCTGTACCCCGTCCAGGTCACCGACCTGCAGGGCAGTATCCGCGCGGAAGCCGGCGCTCTCCAGTTCATCGCCGCCACGCAGGAAATGCTGGCGATCAAGGGGCCCGACTACGTCGGCAGCTTCAACGGCGTCGACCTGTTCGCCTCCTCGCTCATCCCGACCGCCAACGGTGGCGCGGACAGCGCGGGCGGAATGTGGGGTCGCGGAGCCATCGGCTACGGCGACATGAGCACCGGCCTGATTCCCGAGATGGGGATCCCGGCGGGCACGAAGATCCGCGTCGGCACCGACTACGACGAGGTGGGCGACTACAACCGGATCGTGGGCAACTACTACTGTGGCGTTGTGGAGATCCAGGACTCCATGGGCGTCTCGATCATCA